TGGGAAGTGACCAACGGAGCCAAGGGGTACAACAGCGTGAGCCGCCACATTGTGTATGCCGGCGGTGTGGCCAAGGACGGCAAGACCCCGAAGGACACCCGCACCGGCTGCCAGAAAAAGGCACTGGAGAAGTATGTGAAGGACTTCCATCGCAGATTCCCGGATGTGCGCATTGTGGGACACAACGAGCTGGCGGCCAAAGCCTGCCCCAGTTTCGATGTACAGAAATGGCTGAAAGAAATAGGTATTAACCAATAATAAAAGAAGCAATCAATGAAACGAATTATGCTGTTTATGATGCTGATGCTGGGAACAGTATCGGCTGTGATGGCCCAAGGGGCCGATGTTCCGGCAACGGACTATGACGCAATGATTGGCACCTTTGCCGGTTTCGTCGGCGGTGTGGTGGTGCTTACTGAAGGGTTGAAAGGTTTGTTCCCTAACATGAAAGGCTGGGTGACGCAGCTGGTGAGCTGGTGTGTGGGCTTGGTGTGCGCGATGCTACTGTGGTGGCTTGATGCCGGATTTGTGAGTGATGTGAGCTGGGACATTGCCTTGCTCTATGGTTTTGGTGCCTCACTTGTAGCCAATGGGGTAGCCGACACGGGACTGGTGCAATGGGTTATCGGACTATTCCGAAAGAAACGCGAGGAAGCAGAATAAAAGGTTGACTGACTAAAAAACGGGTGGTATGGACTTTAGCGAGATCATGAACATTATTCTTAGCGGCGGCCTTGTGGGCACTGCAGCAGCCATCGGTTCCCTGCGTGCTACGGTGAGGAAAGCGAAAGCGGAAGCGATGAAAGCCGAAGCCGACGCAGAGGGTGTGCGTGTGGATAACGCAGAACATGCCACCCGCGTTTTGGTGAGCAATATTGTGGTACCCTTAAAAGAAGAACTGAATGCAACAAGAAAAGACCTGCAGGCCAACAAGCGCGAAATGGCGCGACTGCGCAAGGCCATTGACACTGCCAACAGTTGCCGCCATCATGATGACTGTCCTGTGCTTGGCGGGCTGCGCAAGCAGCAGGAAGAGCACGACGGTGGAGAAGACACAGACGGAATCGGCAAGCGCCGACAGCGCGAGCGGAAGCCGACGGGCGGGACTGGTGATGGCGGGTATACCGGCGAGTTCGGTGAAGCTGTCTATACCTGCGGACAGCCTCCGTAAACTTCCTGAAGGTGCCGTGTACCGTGGCAAGAGCGGACAGGCGAATCTGACCGTAGGCAGCGACGACAGCGGGAACATCGTGGCCGAAGCCTCGTGTGACAGTCTGCAGCAGCTGGTGCTATGGTATGAAGAAGAGCTGGCGCGTATCCGTAGCGAAACCAAGAGCGAAATTTCAAATGACGTTCAAACGGTAGAAAAACGCCCTCCGAACCGGATGCGGACGTTTATCACAGGTGTATTGGCCGGCTTGCTTGTCGGTATGTTATTAACAATGAAACTGAAAAAAAGATGAACAAGAATTTCATGTACGGCATAGGAGCCGTAAAGTATAAGGATTTCACAATCGGGTATATTGAAAAGAACTCGTTTGACCTGGGCGGCAAGAAACCCGAGGCCGCGAAGATCGAGGCCGAACAGGTGCAGGGTGCCCCGGTGCTGGTCATCCCACAGAGTAACGGCGGCATCGCCCCGACGTTCAATGTGATCCAGATGAACTATTCGAACCTGCACAAACTGCTTGGCGGCAGCCTGCATTATAAGAAAGAAGACTCGGAAAAGAAAACTCCGATCGGCTGGACAGCCCCGTCGGAGGTGCTTGTCATGCAGGGACCATGGGAACTCTCCCTCGTGTCCGGACAGAGCGTACTGATTCCCAACGCCACGCTGCTTTCCAATCCTGCAGGCAAGCTGACCCTTACAGAAACCTCCAAGATAGAGGTTACGCTCGAAGTGGCGATGCCGGAGGACGGTTCGCAGCCTTACGGCGTGTTCGATACGGAAGCAATACCGGACGAGTGGGGGCAGTACAAGCTGCCGCCGGCGGAAGCCGCGGCTGCAGCATCGCTCCAAAGTGAGGAGGGCTAACGTATGGCTGACCGTTTGGAACAACTGATAGAGATGGAGTGTGCGGACGCGCTGCTTGACAGCGGCGTGTCCGTACCTCTTAAAAGGTGGAAGCTTCCGTGGCTGAAACGCCCGGTGGAGGTGCGTGTGACGATGAAGCGTCCGAGGCTGCGGGGTCAGATTCTGCTGGCGCGGGAATACCTGAAGACGGGTGTCAAACCCGATTGGCAACCGAAGGACAAGACCGAGGAACTGGCCTTTGTGGCGGAGCATGGTAAGGCTGTGAGCCGCCTGCTGGCCTATACGGTATGCCGGGGATACGTGTCGCGGCACGTGGGCATCGGGGTGACAGCGTGGGTACTGCGGAACTTTGTGGAGTGGCGTTATCTGACGGCCATGTTCCGAACATTCGAGCGTCTGATGGGCACGAAGGATTTTATGCGTATTATCAGCTCGACAGCGCGGGCGAACCCGATGACTCCGAGACTGAGCCAGGCAAGGAAGGGGAGTTAAGAACCCGGTATGAAGGTTCCCATAGCCCTTTCGGCTTCGTGTGGCAGATTGCATCGGCGACCGGCTGGAGCGTGGATTACATCCTTGATGGGGTGAATTACCAGACGCTGATCATGATGCTGAGCGACGCGCCGCGGTATGTGCGGAAAAAGCAAGGCGGCGGAAACGGTGCTCCCAGACCGGAACACAGCGCCGAGGATGAAGCGAACGATATAGTAGGATTTTTTCAAAGCAAACTGGAATGAGCAAACCTGTAGAAGTTGAATTTTTGATGAAGGACAAACTCACGCCCGGCATGAACAAGGCCGAACGTGAGGCGCTGGAACTGCGTAATACCGTCAGGCTGCTGGAGGCTGAACTGGAAAGGCTGCGCCTTGCCGGGGAGACGGCTGCCCCCAATCTGGACCAGAGTGCCAATATCGCGCAGATCCATGCACTGGAGAAGCAGCTTGAGGAATTGCGCGGCAAACTGAAACTGCTGCAGGAGGAATCGGAATCCGTGCAGGTCACCCCTGCAGACATGCCCAATGCACAGCGCCAGTTCAACGGGCTTCACAACAGCATCCAGCAGATGGCCCGTGAAATGCCTTCTTTGGCCATGGGACCGCAGATGTTCTTTCTGGCCATATCCAACAACCTGCCGATTTTTACGGACGAACTGGCCCGTGCCCGTAAGGAATATGATGAGCTGCAGAAGTCAGGCAAGAAAGGCACACCGGTATGGAAACAGGTCCTGTCCTCGCTCTTTTCCTGGCAGACGGCCATGACCACCGGCATCATGCTGCTGGTAATGTACGGTGATGAAATCTGGGATTGGACGAAAAACCTGTTCAGTGCCAAAAAAGGCGTGGATGAATTCAACATATCACTCAAGGAAATGACCGAGATAGAGAAGGACGGTCGTGCCCAGATGGTGCGTACCCGCTTCGAACTGAAATCGGTCATCGATGAAATAAAGAACTTCACCGGCAGCAAGGAACAGGAAAAGGCGAAGGTGGAGGAACTGAACCGCAAGTACGGGGAATCTTTCGGGTATTATAAAACACTTTCCGAATGGTATGATACCCTTATCCAAAAGAGCGAGGACTATGTACAGGTTCTGCTGCACCAGACCAATGTCCAGAACCTTGTAAAAAAAGCTGCAGAAGCCGATGAAGAGGTGAATAAAATCAAGGCGCAGAAACCGGAAGAGGCGGAAAGCGCCATGGGCTTTTTCGGGAAATGGGGACAATATATCATGCAGTCAAGCATGGCAGAATCCGGGCAGTTCTATGACGCACAGGCTGCCATCAAGAAACATGATCAGGAAGCTTATGACATACTGTTGAAAAATGCCGAAAACAAACGCGACGGTTATCTGAAAAAAGCGGAGGAAGAGGTAAGGAAAGCCGCAGAAGCAGCCAAAAAAGGAAATATCGGCGGACATACCGACCCCGAACAGTCCGGGAAGAATCCGGAAGCGGAAGCCAAGCAACGGCTTGCCACAGAGCGCAGGCTGGCGCAGGATCTTGCCGCCCTGCAGGCCGAGAACCGGAAGGAAGAGATAGACCGTATGCAAGCCGGTACCGAAAAGAAACTGGCACAAATCGAATATGACTATAACGCCCGGAAAGAAGAGATAAACCGGCAGGAAGCCGACTGGAAGCGTGAGAACAAGGAAGCCGGTCTTTCCACCGGAGATAACGGACTTACCCGGGAGCAACAGGATGAACTTGAAAAAGCCCGTGCCTCAAACACCGCGTCCCGGAAAAAAGCGGAGGCGGACGTGTACAGGGAAGAGGCGGAAGCCATGCGTGACTATCTGAAGGAATACGGGACCTTCCAGCAGCAGAAACTGGCCATCGCTGAGGAATATGCGGAGAAAATCCGCAAGGCACAGTCCCAGGGCGAAAGGCTGACTTTGGAGAAGCAGCGTGATGCGGCTGTGCACAAAGTGGACATGGAAGCCCTTACCCAGAAGATAGACTGGGGAGCAGCGTTCGGGGATTTGACCGGTCTGCTTGCAGACCAGATGAAGAACCTGCTTGGCGAGCTTAAACAGTATGTCAAGACGGATGAGTTCAAAAAAACGGGAGCCGCAGACCAGCAGGTCGTTTACGATGCCATCGAACGTATTCAAAGCATGCTCCCCGGTGGCAACGGGACATTGGATTTTGCCCGGCTGCAAACGCAGATGCACGCTTTGGGGGATGCCGTAACACGCGTGCAAAATGCGGAACTGCAGCAGGAAGCGGCATTCATTCGGTTAAAAGCAGCGCAGACCGATTACAACAAGGCTCTTGAAAGCGGTAACCAGGCAGAAATAGAACGTACTAAAATCGCTCTTCAAATGGCCCAATCGTCCAGCATTTCAGCTGACGAAGAATACCTGAACGCCACCTCTGAAATGAAGGCGCTTGCCGGGGAGGTGAAAAGTGCCTCCCAGGACACGGTTGACGGGTTGAACATGGTATCCGACGGGTTGCACGGCTTTGCGAGCGGAACCTTGCAGGGAGCATTTGAAGGAATCCAGAACATGCTTACCGGTCTTTCAAAACTGAATATCGGAGGCAAGGTCGGTGATGCCATCAGTCAGATGTCCGAGACCCTGTCAAGTGCCGGAGTCATCGGGCAGATCATATCGGCTATTCTCTCCATACTGGATTTGCTGAAAGACGGTATTGGCCCGATTATCTCATCATTGATAGACACCATTTTCAATGCGATAACCGGAATACTCGACAATATCCTCAGCGGAGACCTGTTCAAACAGATAGGCGGTTCCCTTGTGAAAGGTATCGGAGGACTGCTGAACACGGTGTCTTTCGGAGGTTTCAACAAACTGTTCGGCATCGGCGGGAACGCCAAGGAAGTGCAGGCGGCTATAGACCGTCTTACAGACCGGAACGAGAAACTGNCCGATTACAACAAGGCTCTTGAAAGCGGTAACCAGGCAGAAATAGAACGTACCCAAATTGCTCTTCAAACGGCTCAATCGTCCAGCGTTTCAGCTGACGAAGAATACCTGAACGCCACCTCTGAAATGAAGGCGCTTGCCGGGGAGGTGAAAAGTGCCTCCCGGGACACGGTTGACGGATTGAACATGGTATCCAACGGGTTGCACGGCTTTGCGAGCGGAACCTTGCAGGGAGCATTTGAAGGAATCCAGAACATGCTTACCGGTCTTTCAAAACTGAATATCGGAGGCAAGGTCGGTGATGCCATCAGTCAGATGTCCGAGACCCTGTCAAGTGCCGGAGTCATCGGGCAGATCATATCGGCTATTCTCTCCATACTGGATTTGCTGAAAGACGGTATTGGCCCGATTATCTCATCATTGATAGACACCATTTTCAATGC